ACTCAACCAAATATCCTGCCCCTGTATTCTGCCCTCAACTATAACCTTACTCGCCCCACTCCCCCCCATCTGCGATGCCGATGCAATGATTTGTTTCATCTGGTCGGGGCGTACAATATGCTCTGTGCCGTGTAACATTACAGGGTAGCCGGATTGTGGGCCGGATACGGTGCCGCCTTGTGAAAAGCCGAGAAGTTTACCGAAGCCAGTCAGAAACTTGCCTGCGCCTGCTCCGCCGCCTAACCCCGGCAATGCCATTAATATACCTTGAAAGATTGCCGCCCTCGCTGCTGCCATTGCAATATCAATAGCCAATTGCTTAAACATATTACCAAACGCCTCACCAATATTACCCCCATTTACCATTGCATTTGCTATGCCTGTTATGCCCTGCATTGCTCTATCGGTCAACTGATTTGCTAATTCAACACGGGCATTCTTTTGGTCATCTAATTCAATTTGCCTTGCAGTAATTTCATTTAATTGAGCATTACTATCCATCCTTAGTTTGAGATTGGTTAGGTCTTTCTCTTTTGCTTTCTCTTGCGTAATAAAGCCCTGCCCCATCATCTGTGCCTGTAACCGCTTGTATATTTGGATTTGCTCTTCTAAAACTTTGTTTTCATCTTTGACTACAACCTCTTTTGGTTTACCGCCTCCGCCACCACTTTTGGGGTCAGTTCGTGAGCCTGCAAGTGTCTTATCTAAATTAATAGCCTGCATTGTAAGTTTATCGCCCTCTGCCGTTAACTTCTTTGCGTTGTCGGCTGCTTCTTTATACTTACTTGCCAATTTACTTCCTGCGGCACTCCCAATACCCGCAAGTCCGCTAAACATTGTAGAAACTCCAATACCTGCTTGCTCTACTAAACTAAGATTATACGCTTCGCCTGTAACTAATTTAGCTGATTCATTTGCAGCATTTTGATACATAATCTGCGCTCTTGCTCTTAAATTAAGAGATTGAACAACAATGTTTGTATTTGCTGCCATCAATTTTTCTGCTTCATCTAATGAATTAGCAAAACCGATAGTTTTACCCAATGAATCATTATAGCTTTTTAACGCTTCATCTTTAGACATTACCCCCTGCCGGGCTGCTAAAATATCATTGCGTACATTTTGTAAGTTAACGGTAAAATCAGTAACACTTTTGGTTGCTGCCTTCATCCCTTCATCAACCGATTCCATAGTTCTACTCCATGCCCCAAATCCTATCTGTGCAAATGTTATTGCAGTAACGATACCACTAAAAGCCAACCCCGCTGCCCCCGCTGCAGGCACCAATTGAGTAAGGTTATTCGATATAGCATTGAATCCATAAGGTAAATCCTGAATTACCCGTGATAGTCCGGTAAAGTTAGTACCCATCTTAGTAACTGCCCCGCCCGTAGCGGCACCGGCTGCACTCACCTTATTGAGTGAGTTAACGGTTTCATTCATCCCGGCAATAGCCTGCTTATTATCCGCCGTTAATACTATTTTGAGGGTTTCAACTGCCATCTTATATTGCTTGTGAAAGTTTCTTCATGTTCTCGATAAATTGTTCCTGTGTTAATCTCTCTCCCCGATCCGGTTGCTCATCTGTTGACAAAGGTAAGAACTCTCCTATATCTTTTCGCTTGCCGGATTCGGTGTTAGTGCAATAAATGATATATGCTATCATTCGTGTACGTTGCCATTCGGCTAACTGCTTTGCTTCGTAACCTTTCCTGTATAATAAAAATTCTCGCCATGTAGCCCTCCAAAAACCTTCGATGGTCATTCCGGCTTCAATGGCGAGAACAAGTATCTCATCCCAAGTCTTTTCCCTTAACTTTTTTTTTCTTCCTGTGGCTTTTCATCCGTTGGCACATCCGGTGTCATACACTTTATAGTATAGTGGATAAACTCATTCACCGCCTTACCATTCGCCCCGCCCGCTTCATCTATGTACCTTGCAGCAGTCCTATCATCTATCACTAACCCTGCGCTCTCACTTGCTGCCTGTACCATTGTTATAATATGCTTGAAGGAAAACACCTCACCGTTATACAGGCTTAACAACTTGCTGATAGGAATATCCCCATTCAGTTCGCAGTAGCGGTGCATCGCCCATGTACCCCATTCCAATTTTACAACACCCCCCGAAGTTTGTAATTCGTATGGTGTCATAAATTAGTACGTTTTAGTTTGGGTCATTGGCGCACTTTGTACACCAAACTCTGCATCAAATTTCATCAAGTCTTTATCCTTTGCATCAAGTTTGATAGAGGTAACAAATATATTACCAGTATAAACGATGTCGCCGGATACAGGAGATGCAGGGCCGAATTTAGCAGCTACTACCGCCTTGCTACCTACCAAAGAATACAACCGCTCGTAGCTTTCTTTGTCAATGGTACCTGTCTGGTCGATTGCATTACCGCTAACCGAAATGGTCTGCATCACGCTATCACCAGGTAATTGTTGGTCGCCACATTTAGAATCAGCATCAATGGCATCTCTTTTTACATCCATTGATACAGAGGTTAAACACGCAACCGGGAGAAACGTAGAATTATTATCCCAGTCAATTTGCAGAATTATATCTCTGCCGTTTACGAAAGTGTATGCCATTTTATATTGTTTGAGTGATTACAAAGGTATAACGAATTATTACACGAAAAGTATTCTCAAAGGGGTCTAAGTCCTCTAAGTTGTTGATTGATTCACATACCACGTTTTTACAATCCCAACCAACAGGTAAGGTTACCACCGTATCTGAATTGATACCGCCCACTACAAGTTCGGCTATTTGCTCTGCCCTTTTGAATCCGAAATTGCAGCCTTTGGTTACTATATCCACATTTGCGGATACCTCAAATTGGAAACAATCTTTTCCTTCGCCCTGGTTCGCAGTTCGCGAACTGATAACAATGTACTCCCCATCCGCATCCGTTGGGGTCATGCCATCGTACACATCAATATATGCGTATGCCTGTAGGCGGGCAACTAACCACTTCTTTATCTCTATGGCGGGGTTTTTCATTATCATGAGAATAGTGCTTTTAGGCGTTTGAGTAGGGCAGGTTTTTCTTTCTCATAGGAAGGTATCATAAATGGTTGAGGTGCTATACCGTTACGCATAATAGAACGGAATATTACAAAGGTTAGTTTTGGGTCTATGCCCTTGCGTTTTACCCAAAGTTGTACCGACTCCCATGCACCTTTTGCGCCCTTGCCAGATGCCTTATATTGTGCTGCAAACGCTTCATACCCAGCAGGTATTCTCGCCTTGCCACGTGTACCGAACTCAACATACGGAGCATACTCAACCGTACTGAATACTGACTTAAATAATTGGTTCGATATATCTTTGTTAATGCTACCTCTTAATTTACCAAAATTACCGGGCGCAGTTCGTTTGGCTACCCTTTCAATATTTGTAGAGGCATCTGTTAACTCCTTACTCAATCCACTTGTAGCCTTTGCATCAATCTTCTTAATGGCATCTTCTACCTGCTTTATCCCCGATATGTCAAGCGAAAACCCTGCCATTATCTAAATATTGTGATTTCGTAATATTCTTTCCTATTCTCAATATCAGTTATCGAATGGATTGTATAATCAAACCCATTAATCTGTATTTTGTACGTATTGTCGAAGGTGAGGGGGTAGCGGATATACACCCTTGCCGAATCGGTGAAAGTTACTTCCGCAGATAATAATTGTCGGTCTTGCCCTAATGGCACATACATTCCCCAAATCGTACTGCCTGCCGCATAGGTAACCGTAAAGCCCCCCTCACTATCGGTTAAGGTAGTAGGCACCATTAATACCATAGGCTCAATGAGTAATTCAGCCGATAGAAATTTAGGGCTATTTCCTTTTATTCTCATAGGATTGGCGAAGTTTTAGAGTACATTTGGCACGTTCTCCACGCCTTCTGACAAACCCCCATCGTTTCATCAAACGCCCCTCTATTCTCATACAAGTGATTCACCTGGTCAAGTATTGCCGTTTTGAGTGGGTTGGGTAATGCCGTGAATCCTACATTATACACCGCCCGCATTTTATCAATAGCAGGGAATGTAATAACCGGATGTTTGCCGCCCATGATAGTCTTATCTGTTAGTTCGGTGCCTGTGGTTACATCGTACAGGGTAATAGATGAAGTTATCGGGCCGTGTGGGAATTGGAACCATCCACCTTTATTGCAAAACCATACCTCGGCTTGCTTAGTGATAAGCGATAGCCCTGTGGCTTTCTCTATAATCATCCGGGCCGCACGAATCATTTCCGATATTTGCGCATCTTCTGATGTATGCGAAACACGAATGTATAATTTCGCCTCAGCAAGTGTTACCGGTTCGGAATAGCTTACCTCCGTGATGTTAGAATCAATTATGTAAGAGTAGTTACCCATTGCTCGAATTTTATTAGATTGTTTTCCGGCTGCAATTCATTTGCCCTATCGTATGCCTTATTACTGCAAATTTCGTAGTTTTCCTCCACATTTCGTATAGCCTGCACCCACTCATCTAATCTATCCTGTTTGCAGTACGTTGCAGCATCCCCACAATTCTCACGTAATCCGGGCAAGTCGGTGCA